TGAAATCAGTTTAACCAGTGTCTGGCGAAACGGTAGGTCGTGGTGCATATGTCCAGCAGTGTGTGCAAGTTCATGTAGGACAACCCACTTGTTCATTCCACAACTTGGTTGCAGTGCAACTCCACGATACGATGCCTGTCCAGCGATACGAGCATTGTAGTTCACTGTTTTCATAATACGCAGGGCAGGGTCAGACTGTCCTCGTTCAGTAACCAGTGATTGATAAGTCTTAGACTTGACTACTCGTTTGTAGAACTTGGTAATCTCTTTTTCAGTCATAGACTGTTTGCATTCTGGGAACTTACGTTCAGTAGCCCACTCTGATTTGTAGACTTTGTTTTTACCACTGTCCACATAAGAGTTCTGAAGGCGTCCAGTTTTCTGCTGTTTCAATTTCTTTGAAACATAGTTCGCATACTTGTTCGCAAGGTCATTACCCATCTTGTTAGTGGCGAGTGCCATCTTGTATGCCTCATGGGCGTCAACTGTTCCTACGAAATTTACCATTTAATTACCTCTTTTCTCACTTTCTATGATTATGCTACCATAAAAAAATCGGTTTGTCAAGATGTTTTCACAACATTTAATCATATGTTATCTGTGCAGCATAGTCAATCTCATCAAAGATTTTCTCAAGTTCTGCAATCCGTTCACGACACTTCATTTTCGCAAAACCAGTGCCTGGTGTTTTCTTTTTCTTGCGTTCTAGTGTCTTTAGCATATCTGTAAAGTAGACATACTCTTTTTGAATTTGTGTCAAATAATCCATAATTAGTTTCCTTCATAACCAAGAGTTCGCATTGCGTCCAGTGGACTAGTCTTTTCTGCGAGGGCAACATATTCCTCAACAGTAGCATTCTTCACTAGGAAGTTGATCCAAGTTTTGTAGGGTTTACGATACTTGAACCGAGCAATGAATTGTGGGCGGAGTTTGCCTTCCCAACTAGGATGGGCATCTGGATATACATCCATCATCATTTTAGCACCCTCAAAGGCACCACGATACATGAGATACATACCATCCCAAGTAAATTCTTCTTTCACAAATGCAGTCATAATTAACCTCTTTCTCTCAATTTCTATATTCATTATAGGATGTTCTGATAACAAAGTCAAGAGAAAAGTGGCAAAAATGCCAAAAAAAAGACCCTGTAAAAACAGGGTCTTATGATTTTTTTTAAAAAATTATCTAGATTTTTTCGCCAATTCTTGGGAAATCCAGGCTTTTGCGATAGGATTCGACACCTTTTTGCGAATCAACATTGCGACTCGCTTCCATACCTTTGCAAAGACATCTTCACCTGCCATGTTGTTATCAACAACAATGAAGTTAGAAGAACCGAATAGTCTTTGGAATCCACCAATATTCTTCTGAACCTCATTCCACATAGTCTTTACTTGGTCATCAGGCAGAGTTCTCTTTCTCTTACGATTCTGTTCTAATGCAGTATCCAAAGAGGTATTGACAAAAATCATCGAACATTCGTAACCTAGTTGTTTTAGTCCAGCAACTTGTTTTGCAATCTTAGCGAAATCTTTACCAGTTCCATCAATAATCAAACCAAGTCTACCATCCAAGAAGTTTTTTTGCATATTGGATGTAACTCCCTTTGCCTTACCACGAATCTCTTGCCCTTTGTCAGAGTAGATGTCCTCTGGTGTAGTGTCCAAACCGGCATCCTTCAACATCTTTTCATAGATATCGTCTGAGTTCACCATCTTCAAACCCATACCACCAGTGGTACGTTGTGCTACATAAGACTTTCCACTGCCAGGCCCGCCTGCCATAAAGATTGCCTTAAAGATGTTGGGGTCATATACACCCTCTCGCAACTGTTCCCATGTTTTCATTTCTTATTCCTAACAACTCCATAGTTCGTTTTCGATATATTTCTTCATAGTATTTAGTATCCTCTTTTTCCTCAACCTCGACTCTTCTGTTGATTTGCTTTTGAAACGACATTTTTTGAATACGGTTTTTGAGTTTTGAAGTCATGTGTGCCTCTTTTCTAAGTTAGAATTGATATCATAACAAAACGAGTTGTTGTCGATGGCCCTCCTTAAAATACTACATCGCCAGGATCAGCAGATCCTCTAGGGATGATTAACTCTGTTGAATCACCACCATCAATTGCAGTAACGCCTGATGATGGATATGCAACTTGAACTGTATCACGAATACAATCCAAGTGAATTAGATGTTTCATCTGTCCAGCACCCTTTGTAAATTCATGTTTTAGATTTCTAACAAGATATCTACCAGTTAGATAAGGGTCTAATGCAGATTCGGTGCCAGTTTGATTTTTTAGAATAATACCAACCAAATCACCCGCTTGTATGGTTGTGTTGCCAGGCACCTTTATTCGTACACTGATTGCTGCATCAAGTGAACTAAATCTTGATTTTCGTTTCTGCAACCATAAATCCGTTCCTCTGTAATCATTTGGTTCACCATGCGCTGGGTCAAAAAGTCCGTCTATAGTTTCTCTTTCAATTGACTGAACATGAAGAATAGATTTGGGGTAATCTGAAATTTTATTTCCATATTGATCTGGTGCTTCTGATGCAATAGGAGCTTGACTAGAACCATAGTTATTGAATTCATCAGCATGAATATTTTTATCAAAATCATCCAAATAACTATATTCATAATGTTTGTATGATTTATTAAAAACATCCACCAATAACAAATCAGAAGCATACATACCCGCTCTAGTGTTCAAAATTGTATCTGTAGAATTCATAATTTGATAGTCTAAAATATTTGTTAAATTTTGAGCGATGTTATCTACATCTTCATTAGGTGTAACTTCCTTAAACACCATACGAGGGTTCTTTCTATCCATCATACTGTCGATGGTTCTAAAGTAGTAACCTTTAATAGTTTCGTAGAATAAAAAGGTAGGAGCAAAGTCATATTCTTTTGACAGACATCTTCTAGCAACAGTGTTTATAAAATCGAATGGGCGCATATTGGGCGCTACCATTTTGAATAAATTTGTTGTCTCTTCATAATAAAACTCTTTCTTTGAGTTTAGTAGAAGTGGGTCACGAATAACTTTCTTAATGATTTCTTTTGCAGGCTCACCACTGTATGATTGAGAAACACGAATATGATTATTTCTTACTATTTCATTTGTGGTAAATGATAGACTAAATGTTTTTGTTCTATCATTAATGTTTATGGATGAGTTTACTTTAAAAACATGAAGAGGCGTATCAGAGAAATTAATAGCCATAGTCCTATCATTTAAATCATCGGCATTAGGTGTTACAAGAATAAGTTTAAGTTTCTCTTGTCCAACAATAGATGCGTTTGCAGTCAAATTGTTTGTGTCTACAAAAGATATAGTTCCTGTGATTGAATTTTTAAATATATCTTCAAAGATTGAGACTGTGGCAAGTTGTTCCTTCAAGTCAAGTTCTAACCCACCAACTGTGCATAGGACACACTCTTCAACGATATATTCACCAGCATACTGAATTTTCGCCATTACATTATCCGTTCATTTGATTTTTGAATTCGTTTTTAATTTGTCCAATAAATCTTTTTTGAATGAGTCTTATCCTTCTTTTATTTTCCTGTATAGATTCTTCATATTCATAGTTGGTAATTGGAGTTGCACCGACAGGAATAGTAGTAGCACTATCATTTGGTAGTTCAATAGTAAATGTTGTGCTTCCAGATTCTTGTGCATACTCATAATGATGAATTGCATCAATATCATCATATTTTGATTTAACATATCTTTCAAATTGTTCTGTTGCCATAGGCCAGTCATTATAATAATCAATAACATCATTTAACAATAGAATAATCCAATGAAGTTCTGGATCACCATAGAATTCATTTGCAATATATTCTGGTGTCTCACCAGACTTTACATCATAAAAATCATAAGTTACATAATTTCTTTTTATGTAATCTCTAAATCTTACTCTTTTTGTAATATTAGTCATCATTTGTTCGTTGCCATCGCCACGAACATCATACAATACTTTTGGAAACTGTTTGAAATATGCCATAAATTAAAACCCTGCCGCAATTCTTTCTTTGGTGATGATTTCCAATTCTTTGAAATTCAATGTTACTGAAGTTTCTACTGGATGGTCATCAACAAAAAATTGTGTTCTTTCTCCACCATACTGTACATCAACGCCTTCTAAGACTGAAGTAGATATTTTGTGTAAGTGTAGGTTTGGTTTGTATTCGATATCAAATGTTGATGGTGGGATCATAGTTCTCCCCGCCAAACCATCACCAGCGATTTCTGGCATTGCATGAAATCTAAATGCTGTTACGATATCTTCAATTGCCTGTGCCTCTGCTGGAGAAGTTGGTAACATCTTAAATGAAAATGAAAATGTTCGCCTGTCTATACCTTCAAACTTCATTTCTGTTCTGTTGTTAGTAATTCTGCCAGTTGCCGTTTCAAAGGCTGCTCTAGCGCCAGGAGCAATTGTCTGATCAGCAGCATCTAAAGCAGCAAGTCCTAATTCTTTGCCTGCTTCTACTGTCGATTTGCCTAATGCTGAAGCAACTTCAGAAAAGCCAGTACTTTCATTGAATCCTGCCAAGGTTGATTGAGCACTAGCAACCAATGCACCTATTTCCTGTTCACCATAGTTTACTTTGTGGGCTACTGAAATCTGTGCAGGCATATACAATGCAATTGCTTGTGAAAGTCTTTTGGTTGGGGCTCTTTTAATAGATAGAGTTGTTGCTTCGTTTTGTTGTCCATCAATGCCAGTTGCTTCTGGAGCAACTGCACCAGCACCAAAATTGATTTCTGAATTTGCTTGTTTGTTAATAAAGAACATTACATAATGTTCATGCCTCTTCATCGTACCCAATTCCTTTGGATACGATAAAAAGTTTCCACCAATCTTGCCGGTGCTTGTTCTTACAACTGTTGGTAATAGCGCCATATAAATAATCCTATATTCCTATGAAAGTATTTATAACGCATCATGTCATATAAAGGTCGATACATTCCATCCAAACCACAAAAATACAAAGGCGATTCATCTAAGATTATTTATCGTAGTCTTTGGGAGCGTAAGTTTATGGTGTACTGTGATAAGAGCGACAACATACTTGAATGGGGTTCAGAAGAGGTTATCATACCATACCGTTCACCACTAGACGGCAGACTGCACCGTTATTTTCCAGATTTCTATGTCAAAGTAAAACAGGCAGATGGTTCTGTTAAAAAGATGATTATTGAAGTCAAACCTAAAGCGCAGTGCGGCCCACCAAAACCACCATCTCGTAAAACTAAAAGATTCATACAAGAAGTTCGTACTTGGGGTGTAAACAAAGCAAAGTGGGAATCAGCACTAGAATGGTGTGCAGACAGAAATATGGAATTTAAAATACTTACTGAGGATCATCTAGGGTAATCGTATAAATAGAAGTATGACATACTTTGATGATTTACTAGAAAAGACAGGTGGTAAGGATCGTTCAGTTCGATGGTTTAGAGATAAAATCAGAGAACTAGGAACACCACCAGCAAGACAACTAGTCAGTGAAGGACTGATTAGAGGTCGGCCTGGTTTGGGCAGAATGAACTTCTTTTATTATGATGCAAAGAATAAAGCAACCCTACCATATTGGGATAGGTTTCCATTAGTATTGCCTATAGAAGAGTACAACGATGGTTTCTTGGGATTGAATTTTCATTACTTGTCTATTCCAATGCGACTTAAACTACTCAACGTGATTTCTGAGTATGCAACAAACGATAGGATGGATGAAACTACCAGAATTCGTTTGACTTGGAATCGCATTAAAAGAAACCCAATTGTTCGTCCTACCGTGAAAAGATACTTAGCAGATCATGTTAAATCTTCTTTCCGTGTTATCTCGGCAGAAGAAATGATGGCGGCAGTTCTACTACCAGTGCAGAGATTTGTTCCAGCAAATATTGAAAACAAAGTCTATGCAGATTCACGGCGTACTGCAAGTGCGCCTAGGAGACCACAATAATGGCAACACTTGACGAATTCACTGCAACCTTTAGTGAGAATAAAGGGCCTGCACATCTTAATAGATTTGAGTGCTTTATTCTTTCACCATATGAAGCAAATCCAACACTTGCTGCTGACAGGTTTACTTCTCTTAGAGTTGTATCTGTAACATTTCCTGGCAAGAATATAAGAACAGTAACTAATGAAACGGTTTATGGGCCCACTTATGAGATGGCACAAGGATTAACGTATGCAGAGAGTGTATCTTTCAGTTTTTACCTATCTGCAAATCATATTGAAAAAGAATACTTCTCAAATTGGGTAAACTTCATTTACAAACCAGATACATATAATCTAGAATACTACGATAACTATAAAAGAGACATTGAGTTGTATCAATTGGACAGGGGTGATAATAGAGTAGCAGGAATTAAACTCGCTGATTGTTATCCAAAAACAGTTGGAGCACTTGAATACTCACAAGACAATGGTGAAATAGGACAATTAACTGTAGAGTTTGCTTTTAGAGAACATTACATGATTGATGGGGTTGGAAAAGCAAAAGACAGCAGAACAGAACCAAGAACTAGCACTAGAACTGGAGGCGAAACTAGTCCAGTTCCAGTTTGGGAGTTTGGTGCTCTATAATATAATGCACAATAGGAGATAAATTATGGCATTACCACAACTGGCGACAGCCAAGTATGAATTGACGCTTCCTTCAACTGGTGAAAAAGTTGAATACCGTCCATTCCTCGTAAAAGAGGAAAAAATATTGATGATTGCACAATCAACAGGAGGGCAAAAGGATATCCTTCTAGCAGTTGAACAGATCATTGATGCTTGCACCTTTGGTAAGTTGAATGTTAAAACACTTCCAATGTTTGATTTGGAATATGTTTTCCTTCAACTTAGATCAAAGTCTGTAGGCGCAGAAACAGAGGTGCAAGTTACCTGTCCAGATGACAGAGAAACAAAAGTGCCGGTTAAAATAAACTTGGAAGAAATCCAATGTATAAAAGAAGTAGGACACGATAATAATATCAAACTAACAGATACTATTGGTATCATTATGGATTACCCAAGAGTTACTAGTATTAATGTAATGGATGATGATGATGCAACAACAGCATTTAACATCATTAAAGATTGTGTAAGACAGATTTATGATACAGAAAGTGTACACGATAAAAGTGATATGGATGAAAAGGAACTAGAAGAGTTTTTAGAATCTATGTCACATGAACAGTTTGAAAAAATACAAGACTTTTTTAATACTATGCCTAAAGTGAAACATATTGTTAAGGTTAAAAATCCAAATACTAATGTTGAGAGTGATGTGGTTCTAGAGGGGTTGAACTCTTTTTTCTAATAGCCCTCTCTCACAACAACCTAGAAAACTATTTTAGGTTAAACTTTGGGTTGATGCAACATCACAAATATTCCTTAACAGAAATTGAAAATATGTTGCCGTGGGAGAGGGAGATATATGTATCTCTTCTGGTACAACATATTGAAGATGAAAATATGAAAGCTCGTCACGCCATGGCAAATAACAAATAAATATATCTGTAAGGAGAGAGTTGTGACAGAAGAAAAAAAGACAATTACAGTTGACGCTGAAGTTGCAAAAAAAGACACAAACGGTGATGGACACATTTCTTTAGAAGAAATGGAGATGGATTTGGAATTTAAAAGAAAAGCACTTGAAGATGCTGATGCCCGCAGAGATGCAATGCGTCAGATGGCATGGTTCGCATTATTTGGTATGTTGTTATATCCATTTGCAGTAGTGATTGCAAACTGGATTGGACTTGAAAGTGCCGCAAAGATACTAGGTGATATGGCCGCAACATATTTTGTTTCTGTTGCTGCAATTGTCGCTGCATTCTTTGCTGGTAATGCTTACGCAGATAAAAAGAAGTAGATAAATGGCAACAATAAATGAAGGACTAACTCAATTAACCGCTGAGTTAAAAGATACAAATCTAAGATACTCAAAGGCGACAGAAGCATATCAAGCTCTGTTACCCACACAGATGGCGCAAAATGCTGTATTGAGTGGAATAGGTGGTTCTATTAAGGAAAACCTTGTGCAATCAACATCTGGGTTTAAGTCTTTCATTAATCAATTGGAAGCCCTTCCAGTATTTGGTGCAATCTCTGGTATTGCAAAAACTTTAGGTGGTAAATTATTCTCTGCTGTTCGTCAAAGAAATGAAGATAAAAGGATTGCAAAACAATTAGGTATTACAAAAGAAGAAGTTGCAATTCGCAGAAAAGAGCAGGAGATGCTCAAGTCACAAGAAGAGAATAATAAAAAACTTCTAGATGTGGCAGCGGCACTTGGATATAGTACAGACGAATTTGAAAAAATGACTGGCGCAAAACAACAAGGCGAAATGACTGCGGCAGAGGTTGAAAAGGCAAGAGAAGATAGACGGGCAAATGAAAGACTAGTAGCAGCAGTTGAAGGTGTTGGTGATGGTATTGATAATCTTGAAATTAGTGATGATGAAGAAAGCAAAGGATTCTTTAGTGGTATTCTAGATTCTGTAAAAGGATTTATACCAGCAATAGGTGCTGCTTTAGTTTCACTTGGAACAACTGTTTTGGGTGGACTAGTTGCTTTAGGAACAAAAATTGTTCTTGCACTCAAAGGTGGACTTGGTGGTGTTGGTAAACTTCTAAAGAAATTGCCAGGCGGTCGTGCTTTGGGTAACATTTTCAAAAAGTCAATTGGTGGTATTGCAAAACTTGGAACTGCTGGTGCTGGACTGTTAAGTACCGGCGCTTCTGCTGCTGGGGCGGGTGTAAAAGCGGCAGGTGGAATGGCAGGCACTGCACTAAAAGGAATTGGTAAAGCGGCAAAGTTTATTCCTGGCGCTGGACTTGCAGTAACAGCTGGTATGGCGTTATTTGATGGTTTGACTGCTGGTTTCAAAGAGTATAGTGAATCTGGTAGTTTTGTTGGTGCATTAAAAGAAGGAACTGCTGGTGCATTGTCTGGTATTACTTTTGGACTTGTATCTCAAGAAACTATCTCTAATGGTATGTCTGCAATTGGTGACTTTGCTAAAAAAGGTTGGGATGGATTTACTAATCTTGCTGGTGGTGCAATGGAAGGATTGTCCAACATTGGTTCTAGTGTGGGTGGTTGGT